ATTCCACCACCTCCTGCTTTGCGGTAAGGGATTCCAAGCGTTTAATCCGTGCCACGTTGTACGAGACAAGGGCAGTGTGGTACTCCATGCTTGACTGATGGCGCAACTTAGTGCGCTGCGCTTGTATCAGTTCCTCTGCAATGAGTTCGGCAGGGGTCGGCATGACCCAGTGATTGATAAGCCATTCCCATACATTTTTTAAGTGGTTCATTTTGTGTCTCCTCTTGCTCCAGCGTATATATCAAGGCACTTTTGCGCCGCAAGTGTTAGTGCATCGCCTTGATTTCTTTCATACTTGATTTGCGTTTCGGTAACAAGCTGCGTTACTTCCCCAGCCCCAAGCCACAGCGTTACACCAGCAAAACCCTTTCGCATATCAGCGCGTTCGGCTGCTGCTACTAGTTTGGCAAAGGCTTCAAGGTCTTCTGTGTTTGCTTCCCATTGAGCGCCATATTGACTGCTCATCGTAATGCCAACCTCCCGCGCCATGCGGATAATGTCTTCTTGGTTCATGCAACCTCCTACTTAATCTCAATGTCAGGGACAATGGATGCTGGCTTAAAAATTACACGGTAGTGGTACGTGCTTACCTTCACTGGCTCCAACTGCTCGACAAAGAACGTCACGTTGTCCGACAGCCCAAGAAAATGCTTCTTGTATGTAGTCGGCCCTGTCTTGCAGGTCAGTGAAAGTTCTCTTGCCTTGTCGTAGTTACCAAGCGAACACAAGCCCTCAATGGTCATCATGTAGTCGCCTGTGATGCCGTTATAAAAAACTACACGCCGTGATACCTCAAAGTTGTCAGCAGCTTTGCTCATGTTTGACGATGCAATGTCAGCATCAGATTGGCAACCTGCTAAGGCTGCGGCTAGTAGTGTTACGGTAATAAGTTTTTTCATTTTGTTTCTCCTCTTGCTCTGATTTCGGTAGCGCACTCATCCGCATCACCACGGCTTTCAGCTACTTCATCACACACCTTTGCACACGCCTCACGCTCGGCTGCTGCGACAAGGGCGGCAAACTTTTTTTTGTCGAAATAAATGTCACCCTTATCTGTCCAATACTCAGTACATTCTTCTATGAGTTGTTCAATTAGTTGTTGGTTCATGATTCCCTCGCTTTCATCATTGCGTCTGCTTGCTTGTACGCTAATTTTGCTATTTGCTCCATATCTACATAATCACTCCAAGGCCCGTACTTAATCATTGCTTGCATAGCCTTGGCTGCAAAGTAATCACGCAGGGTCATACCTGTGAAGTGCATACCAAGTGTTTGTGTACCGTGGTTGTGTAATGGAAATGCTGGTATATCGTTCATCTGCATACCCCCCATCCTTTTGGCTTGTCACGAAGCGGCCCATTGAAATTAAGTGTCTCGCGGAACCCTGTGCGGGGGCAGTAACGCCATAGTGTGTATGTCATTTGAAAATACTCCTTGCTAAGACTGTCTTAGTGGGTTCGCATTGCTTAGACTGCGCTTTGGTGTTGCTGAAGTAGCCGATGGCAAAGCAGATGGCGGCAAACACACCCACACATTTAACAAACACCATTAGGTTGTCCCAAAACCTCTCAAACACGGTAGGGGTTTCTTCTTCGTCTTCTACCAGTTGGATTTTTATCTTGCTCATAACACCACCTCTACTTCTCCGCACTGCAATAGGCTCAGGTCGTCGCTAGTGGTGTCCAGAACGCGGTCGATGGCGTCGTCCTCGCTGTAGGCAAGCACCTCGACGTTGTAGCGGTGGTTCTTGATTCCCTGCACAGCCACGGTGTATTTGCGTGGAGCCATCAGGTGCTGGATGTCGGCGTTGACCGACTGATTAAATGTTGCTTGATTCATGTCGTTCTCCTTAAAGTAATTTAGTTTGTCTAGCCTCGTCATGTTTTCGCTACGATTGGCATCATCTTTTTCTGCCTCCTCTCTTCGTTAATAAGTGCTATAGCTTTGTCCATATCCTTCAGCGTGACCATGCTCATCTGCGCGTCATGTAGTTCTATGATTGTGTTCAGAGCGTTCATCTCTGAAGACTTCATCACAAAGCTGCCTGTCTCTAAGCCACGTTTACCAACACTACGCAACGCTGCTATCCCATCACGAACTACATCAGCGTAGTCCTGACCAAACCCAAGTCTTGCAAACGCTTCCGTTACATTGACCATGGCGATCAAAGTATCTATGTCCCATTTTGTACCTTTTCCTGTGGTTAGCATAGTCAACGCACCGTGATTCTTGATGTTTAGGTCAAGCATGAACGATGTGTAAGAACTGACGCTGCTCATGCTCTCCATAACAAATCCCATGGGATTAAGGAGTACAGGTTTGGGTTTGTATTTTTTAGTAGGCTTCTTATTTTTAGCCATGTTTAGAGTAAGCTCCTACACATTGTTAATGATAGTTGCTTATGTTATTTTCTTAAACAAGATAGTGCCGACTACATCACCACGATGCACGATGTCGTACCAGTCGCCTTCTTTAACCGCACCTCCGCGCTGCATATCGCTGAGCATCACAGTCATAGACCGGCCCAGTGTGGAGATGTAGACAACGCGGTTGGGCTCATCGACCGATAGCCACTCGGCATCCTTGTCGATGTTCACGCCCAGTTCCTCAAACCCGCGCACGAGTTTTGTCTCGATGCGCGTGAGTCGGTTGACCAGTTCTTTGTCAATGTAATTGCTCATAATAATCCTAGGTAATTCATATCGCCACTTTGACCCGTGTACCGAACGGCTCTTGTGGATGGCTGGTACCAATGTCGGCCCAGATCGTAGGGAACGGAGGCTCAGTGCATTCTGATAAGTTGCCTTCCATATCGGTGAAGAAAATCATGCCGCAGTAACGCTCGTCGCTGTTGGCGAAGTGCTCGAATACAGGTTGGAACCGAGTGCCACCGCCGCCCTTGGGCCGCAGCATGAGCATGTCGTCGCGCTCGAAACGCTCGGTGTGAGTCACTGCGTAGTCGCAGTACACGACCTCAACAAACGATGGCTGCAAGTCATCGACGATAGCCTGAATCTCGGCAGCGATCTGATTGCACTCGTCTGGCCCCATAGAGCCCGAGGTGTCAAAGCCGATAGCCAAGCCACCCAGTGCGTCAGAGCGCAGCGATGGCAAGTACAGACCAGAGCCGATGAACCTGCGTGATGGCCGTGTGTAGGTGTAGTCAGCAGCGCATGACTCTGTGAGCATAGAGCGGCATACATCCTGCCAGCGCACCATAGGGTCGCCGACTTTGTCCAGCACGCGGTCGATCAGGCTAGACCCCTGTCCGCAGTCCTTAGCCATCTTGGCCGATGCAATGATGGTCGCCTCCATGTCCACACGGGTAGCATCGTCCTGTGCATCCTCGATGTCGCCCTTGCCGTCGAAGCCACCGCCCATGCCATCGTCATCGTCCTCACTCTCGTCGCCGTCACCAGAGCCACCGCTTTGCTGTTGCTGCTGTTGCTGTTGCTTTTGCTCTTTGAGTTTGTTGTACACATATTCAGAACTGTGCTCTTCGCGCACCCAGCCCAGATGCACGCCGCCCTTGGGCAACTGCCAGCCGCGAGACTTGATGTAGGCGTTGATGAGTGCATCGTTGGCGTAGTTCCACATGCGTGGGTCACGACTCTCACGCCGCCACATGTGCATCAGCACCACATGGCAAGCCTCGTGCAGCACAAGGCCGAACAACTCCTCATCAGTCAGAGGCTCGCACCATGTGGGGTTGAAGCGTACCCATGTGCCGTTAGTGCCAGCAGTGGATACCTTATCAGAGACCTCGCGCTTGACGCGGGTCATGACTGCTGCGATGAATGCCTCACGCATACCCAGCTTGCTGTACGCAAGGTCGATGCGATCCATAAGTGTTGCCATAATTATCTCCCGTAAATAAGTGAATTAATGTCGCCGTCTTCCAATGCGAAGATTGCTTCGGCGTAAAGTATAGCAGTGTCTATGTCCTCGTGCCAAGTGACATCGTACCCTTGCTTGTAGAACTGGAACTGCAAAGGAATCATTCCGTTACTAGATCGCCTGACATCCCAGTCGTAGATGTTGACATGTGCATAGCGCCGAGTCTTGCCATCGTACTCAACCCGCGCTACCCACCCATCGTTCTTCTGCTCGAACCATTCGAGTTTTTTTAATCCCATGGGATTACCCTCCATGCTCCAGAGCGAACAGAGATTCAACATACAGCTTGGCCGTACTGAACTCTGTGAACTCTCTGATCTCGTCAAAGCTGTTGCGGGTCACGACCCAGCCCGTGCTGTCGAAGGTGAACAAGCCAAGGCTCTTGTACTGTGGGCGCAGCAGGGCGAAAGACTCACGCACTTTGTAAGAGTTACCACGCTTGTACTTGGCCGTGGCTTCTGTGTATGCGGTGTAGACAGAGCCCGACCTATCCCATGCTAGGGTAGGCCTGTCCACAACTGGGTGTTTCACAGTCGCCATGTCAGCGCATGCTGAACGCTGCTTGGTTCGCAATAGCCCACTTGCTAAACGCTGGTGACTGCGTGATGGTGCGGTCGCGCTTGTGGGCCAGCTTGATCGTCAGCGTCTGCACATCACCGGGCATCTTCTCAAGGAACTTCCATGCCTTGTCGAAGTTGCTGGCGTCAAGGCGTGTAGCCAAGCCCATCGCAACGCAGTAGCGCACATTGAGTTCCTTGGGGATAGGCACATCCTTGCCCTTGAGAATGTCCTCAATGCGTGGCATGGACTCCCAGACACGCAAGTGCGTCTCGAAGATCATGGCTGCTTCCTCGCCGACATCGCCCTTGATTACCTCGACACGATCTTGCACTGGCAGATCAAGCTCAATGGTATGTGACACAGCGAACCATGAGCGTGGGCTAGGGAACGGCTTGATGTCACCAGTGGGCTCGAACTTGTGCAGCAGGTCAGGGCGATCTTGCAGCATCGACAGAATCTCAGGGCGGATACCCTTGGTGATGGCGTGGGCAGTGAAGTCGTCGATGGTGGTGCTGACATCAATGTCGTTCATGCGGTTCTGCAACGGCGCGGCGAGGTTGAAAGTCACGCCACGATCTGTCTTGCGGTTACCCGCAGCGATGACCATCCACTCGGCAGGGATGCCGAAGTCTTCTGGAGTCAGGCACAGCTGATACGCCGCAGCTTGCACAGCAGGTGGAGCCGAGGTGATCTCGTCTAGGAACAAGATACCAGCACCGTCAGCAGGGAGAAAGTCAGGGCGTGCCCAGTGTGTGCGGCCTTCCTTGACATGAGGGATACCACGCAGGTCAGTTGGGTCCATTTGTGCCAGACGCAGGTCAACGATACCGCGCCAGTTGGACACATGCTCAGCCAGCAGTTGGCTTGTCTGAGCTACAACATCGGACTTGCCGATACCTGATGGGCCACGCAAGAAGGTGGTGCGCTTGCGGGTGTTCTCGTTGAGATACTTCTTGACGAGGATGGGGGTGACGTGAGAGATACGCATGATGAACTCCAGTAGATAAACAAGTTAATAGATAAGTAATCCCACGGGATTAAGGCTCCCGTGTTGGCCTGTATTTTACTTCTCTTCTTCATTGAGAGCAAGCTGGGCGTACTCGGCAATGGTGAACTGCTTGACTGCGCAGCTGTAGTCGCGTGTAGGTTTATTCCGCTTGTGTGTTTTCTCTTGCCAGTCGTATGAGACCGACTCGCCTTGACACAGCAGAGGGAATAACTCCATAGCCACCTCAGCAGGGAACACCATAGAACTGGGTATGTCTATGATGCAGTAAGTCTGTTGCTTAGCCATTAGTCCTCCAGCATTGAGTTGATCGAGTCCAGCAGGGCAGCGGTCTGAACGCTGACTTCCTTGCGCTTCTCGGGGTTGTCACGCAGTTGTTGTGGATGCGGCGTGATGTCGACCACAGTGCGAGCCAGTGCTGTAATGTCATCAGGCAACACATCAGCAAAGTCTTGCAGCAGGGCGATCTCCTCCATGATGTTCTCGCACACAGAGTCACGGAAGATAGGCGGTCTGATCTCCGTGATACCCGTGCGCTTGTTGACTGTCTCCCTGTCGGTCTTGTTGGTAATGTCGTGCAG